CATCGACAAGTTCAAAGTGTTTTTGCTTTGGGGGCATATGACCTTTTTGAAAAACGGTTGTACGCACTACAGGATTTCATTCTTACTGCTTTGCTTGAGCCAGCAACAACTAAAAAGCAGGCAGCGGAATTTACAAGAAGGCAAGCAGCTTTACAAGCGGCAGGATTAGGTAGGGAATATTTTGCTCAAGACGCACTGGCTTTAGCTGCTGTGTCAGGCTCTGCTAAAAATACAGGTTTAGTATTCAATACTACCGTAGCTAAAACAGGCGCTAATAAGGGTAAACGTGTTTTTACAAAAGCAAAAAGAAACGGCCCTTTTAAAGGTCAGGTAGTTGACGAGGCTATAAACTCACCTAGCTGGAAGGAAACATATGGAGACATAGAATTTGGGACGTATGCCCCAGGCCTAGACGAGTTCGTTTTAAAGGCTGATACGCCAGGCATAGATGGTGCGGATGAGTTGCTAAAAGCAGCAACAAAGCGATATAGAGTTGGCAAAAAGGAATACTTAATGCCGACTGATATGAAAGAGGCTTTGCAAACTGTCTCAAGCCCAACTCAAATGAGTGGTATTTTTCATTTAGGAGAGTTTTGGAACTCTATGTGGAAGCCTTATGTTACTACAATGACTATTGGAGGAATCCCGTTATTTCCTGCTTTCTATACACGAAATGCTATCGGGCTAATGTGGAACAATATGTTGGCGGGAGTATGGAACCCACTGGACTATATTGATGCTGGTAAAAATATTTTGCAAAATACAGATGAGATTATCATCCCCATGCAAAACCAAGCGCAGGATCAACTACAACGTCAAATATCAACAATTAGCGCTAAATATGGAAGCGAGTTTGCAAGAATAGATGAGTCTGGCGGGCTGGTTATTAGGCGCGGAGTTAATAAGCGTGGGCAAGAGGTTAGTGCTAATGAGATTTTTCGTGAAATGCTGGCAGATGGGGGTTTATTTAGTAAACCTTCATGGGAGGCTGGAGGTGCAACCAGGGGTGGAGGGGCGGCCCCTGCGATGGGCCTTGGTGCTCGCTGGAAAGATTTAACACTGAGGTTAAGGGGCAAAACGGCAGAAGCAGATGAGTTAAGGCGAGCAGAAATACACGGCATTTCAATGGATCGCTGGAGGGATCAAATTGACTCCTTGGGCTTAGACTTAGCGCAACGCGAGCAAAGCGCACTTGATAAAGCGCTTGCTATCGGGCCAACAGTTATGGGAAGAAAAGAAAGAGTGCTGAGTCCTGTGCGATGGGGTAGAACTCTGAATGAGTTAATGGACAATGTTGCTAAGGTTGCTCACGTTAGAGCTAAACTTGCTTCAGGGGCAACTTTTGAAGAGGCAATAGCTTCGGCCAACAAATTCATAGGTGATTACAGCGCTATATCCCCCAGCATACAAAAAATGTCTGCGGTTATCCCCTTTTACCGCTGGACAAGATTTAACCTGCCTTTACAAATGGAAATGCTAATTAAAAAACCGCAAATAGCATCAAAAGTGGCTATTCTTGAAGACACTGTTGGTGGGGCTGGAAGTGAAAACAATCAAGTGCTTGAGGGTATTTACTCTGAAGGCGCAAGTTTACCTGATTATTTAATGGAGAGGCTTGGGGTAATTTGGGGTACAAATACTGATGGTACTGTGCGTATTATTCGTGGGTTTGGGTTACCGATAGAGGATCTCAACAAAGTGTTCTCATTGGATTTAAAAAATACTATTGAGAATTTAGCGTCTGAGGTTACACCAATTTTACGTGCTCCATTAGAGCTTGCCACTGGGCATTCATTCTTTACTGGCAAGCCTATTGAGGATAAGTCGTTTAGTAATTTTTATAGAAGAGCGCATAACTGGCAAGATAAGGCCCCAGGGTTGCGAGAATTCTTTGGGGTCAGAAAGCATGAAAGTGCAGACGGTACTGTTAGGTACTCGTCTACAGAGCCGATGCGGATGTATTTATTAGGGTCAGTATTTGGGCGCGTAGCCCTTACTGCACACGACGGCGTACAACTTGTTAGTGAAGAGCAAGATCGTGTTTCTACAGGATTAAGTTTTTTAACAGGAGTTAAAGTTAGGGATACTCACCTTAGATACGATCAGAAAGAGCCACTACAAGATCAATTAAACAAGGATCCTGACTTACAAGCTATTTATGACGCATATAAAGCAATTCCTGTTTACCCAGACTTTGAAAATGTAGAAGATAGTAATAAGGCTGTGCGCGCAATGTCAGACATACAATCTATTGCTCGCTTAATGGCCCCACAATTCCCAGACGCCACAAAAGAAGGTTTGTTCGATTTTGCGGCTAGGGTATATGAGGACAAGGGAAATGCAGAGGGGGCGTTTTTGGCGCGACAAGTTAAGTCTGAAGGCTACAAGCGCACTGGGGCTAAGGCAAGAAGTGAGTTTGTAGAAGCCTACCCTATACTTCGCGCTGCCTTAGAGGGAGTGTCACCCCAGGCTTACGAATGGTACACGGGTCGGTTTGACGATGAGTTCTAAAGTAAATGGACAGAAGTAACCCAAATAGTTCACTCTATTTAGGTTATGCAACTAGATAATTTATTCAAACAAAAGCTCCCGCTTGGAATTCTTCTAAGTAACGCAGGTTTAATTATTGCTGCTGTTTATGCAGCCACTAACATGCTAAACCAATTTGAGCGCAACACTGACACTATTGAATCCCTTAGCTGGCAGGTGCAAGCTGTGGAAGAACGCATGGTTGAGCGCATGGAGCTTGATGACGCTCTAATGAGAGTGGACAACGCTATTACAAATGCTTCTTATGTTTCAGAGCGAATACAGCGTTTAGAAACACTACGTGAAAACGAGGAGGGTGACGCCTGGACTAAGGAGGAGGTAGACCGACAGATCACAGAACTCAAAGAGCGACTAGCTGTTGTTGATGTGAATATCCAAAAGATGCAAGAAGATTTGTGGGAGATAGACGACATTAACTACTTAAAGGAAAGACTGGCGGTGCTTGAGTCGCAAGTAGTAACAGTCGATTTATCGCACGTAAATAGTCAAATAGATGAAGTCAGGCGAATCGTGGCTGATATGTGGGGGCCACTAACTGATGTAGAGCAAAGTGTCTTTAGTTTAGAAGAGAGAGTTCTATTATTGGAAAATATTGGCAACCACGCCAAGCTAATAGAAAAAGCCAATAAGAACCGATGAACAGTATTACCAATGCAAAACTACCTATAGGTTTAGTAGTTGCTGTTGTAGCCCAGGCAATGGGTATTGCTTTCTATATAAGTCAGTTACAGGCTGACTTGAGTGCAGCGCAACAAGCAGCCGAGGCAGCCTCAATTGAGGTTGCTGCACAAAATGAGCGCATACGTGAAGTCGAAACTGCACTAGCAGTCCTAAACGACCAATCTAAAATGATAATGGCTGAACACGGGCAGTTCGCTGGCGCTATGCGTGAGATATGGGACGCTATTGAAGGGAGAGGCAGTGCGCCTGTTCCCGCAGCTACAGAAAGAGGATACGGGTACGATTAAATGGGTAAAAACACTAAAGATGGACTATCAGCAGTCCTAGTAGTTTGGGTTTCGGCCTTTTTGACAATGGCTTTTTTGTTAGCTCCAGAGCAACGAGAACTACTAACTGGTGCTGGGATTAGCAACGCCTCAATGGTATTTATTTGGTTCTTTAAAAAGGCAAGTAGTACCGACAATTAATCCATGTAGACAGCTTTATATCTAATCTGTTTTGCTACAGCAGTATCGGCATGACAGATTAGGAGAAATATATCGTGTCGCAATCCGATGGCGCTGCTTTGCAGAATTTAGCAGTTGACCCTAGCCTTCTTCAGGAGGCTCAATCTCAAGGCTTTACCGAGGCCGACATTCTAGGGCTTGTAGGCCCCACCGAGTCGGAACAACCCGTCGATGAGCCTGAAGATTCCCTCCCTGGAGCAGACGAAGGGCAAGATGCTGAAGAGTCTGAAGAGACAGATAGCACAGAAGAACCACAGGCAGAAGCGGAAGTTGCTGAACAGGAACCTGTTGAGGAACCACAAGCTGAAGCCACAGAGCAATCCGAGGCACCAGATGACCTGGCGTCAAGGATTGAACAACTAGAGCGTTTAACACGCCAGTATCAATCAGACAAGGATCGTGCGGATGCACGAGCTAAGTCTGCTGAGACGCGCGCTCAAACGCTTGAAGCCGAAAGGCAAGAGGCAGAGCGACAACGCTTGCTGAGCATGGACGACCACGATTTAGGTGCGTATTTTCGATCTGAAATGGCGCGCCCTAAAAGTGAGGCGGACTTACAGCGAGAGGCTCAAGTCTCTCATTTGGAACAGCAGATGCTGGGCTTGGAACAATATTATGGTTCGCGTGAAGAATGGCAAAAGGCTATGGGCGAACTAAATAACGTTTCTGATCTTGACGAGTTAAGATCACAACTTATTGAGGCCCGTGTCCGCGAGGAATTAAATCTTGAGCGTGATGCTCAAGTAAATACTCGCGCTGCTAAAGCTGCTAAAGGTGCGCCTGCCGTACCCGATAGCGGGGGCGAGGGTAGTCCTCCTCCAAGTTATAACAGTGTTGTAGATAGCTGGGTTGAATCTGGTGGAACTTCTGATGCCGAACTGAAGGCGCTAGTCGAGGCTGCGAAGCGTAGTGGGTCGTTAGATCCTGCTCTTCTAGCTGAAGCCGAGCGTATTTTTAATTAGTTATAAGAGGTTAAACAAGTGGCAATAAACAGAGCTACAGACCTTTCCAACGCTTCCAATGACTTGTTATTGGCAAGTGTTATCACGGAAAGAGTCGCTACTGTAATGCGACCATTGGTTACGGTTAAGACCATTCCGCAAGGACGTAACCAAATAACCGCCAACACTTTCGGAACAGTTAGCATCTCTGCGCTGACAGACGGTGTGGACTTGGCTGCGCCAAGCTCATTCACCCCAACTCAGTTCACGCTAACCGCTTCAGAGCGTGGCGCTATGGTTGTTATTACGGACAAAGCCCGACGGGAAACTGTCGGCAACGTTGAGTCAGATGCAGGACAAGAACTTGGTAATGCACTAGCTGAGGACTTTGACACTCAGTTGTTCGGCCAGTTCGACTCCTTCTCGACCAACGCATTAGGTTCATCGAGTACCGAAATAACACTGGTGTATGCCCTTTCAGGCTACTCCTTGCTGTACGGAAACTCAACACAGCCTGTGCCAGCAACAGGGAAAATTTCCTATGTTGGCCACACATTTACCATTGCTAAACTCCAGAGCTTGCTATCTATACCAGGAACTTCAAACATTCCTCCGAGCTTACAGGGAGCAGCCCTCGAAGCAGGCATTGGTCGAGGTAAATACCAGGTCGGCGTATTGTTCGACATGGGTGTCTACCATTCCCCGAAACTAACGGTTGCCTCTAACGCAGCTAAAGGTGCTATCTTCCACGAGCAAGCCCTTTATGTTGCCGAGGAAGCTCGCCCACGTATCGAGGAAGAAAGAAACGCTTCATTGCGAGCCACAGAATATGTGATCGTTCGTGACGACGGCGTTGGAATTCGTGAAAACGAGTGGGGCTGCGAAATGCATTTCGATGCAGCAACTCCATCTGGAACAACCACACTTTAGTCATTAGGAGGCTAGTTATTATGTCTATCGGTGCTCCTTCCTACAGAGACTCCAACACGGAAACTCTGTCAGGAAATAAGACCCTGACTTTTAACGACGCTCGCACACAGGTCTTAGACCCAGGTGGGAGTGGTCGGAACGTAGTCCTTCCTGCTGAAACCAGTGGTGTTGAGGTAATAATCTCTAACACTGCTGACGCATCGGAGGATCTTACTGTTCAAGATGATGGATCAAGTACGGTCGTCACCGTTTCCCAAAACGAAGACGTCTTCCTAACGTCAGACGGTTCTGGCTGGGTAGCAGTACTATCTAAGGGCGCAACTTAAAAACTGCGTTCTTTGGGGTGGGGGTTCTTCGGAACCCCTGCCCTTCACTTTTCCTGTAAACTACAGGTGTGTCCAGAGAGGAAGTGTTATGTCAATTTTAGTTACTGGTAGCGCTGGCTTTCTTGCCAGCCACCTAATTCCACTTTTAGAAAAGCAAGAGCATACCGTTCATGGTATCGATATTAAGAATAATAAAAAGGATGACCTGTCGAAACTTGCTGCTGCTACAAGAATTGCTAAAGGGTTAAAAGGCCCAGAACTACTATTCCATTTAGCGGGTGTGGGAAGTGATTCAGAGCAAGGTGCACTTGCATCAGGGTCAGCAGAAAATAATTTATTGGCTTATGTCAATATATTGCAGGCTGGCATAGAGCATGGCTTAAAACATGTATGTCTTGTAAGTGATGTCGCAGCGTATGGGACAAGCACTCGCAGCAGAGATGAAAACGCTGCTTTATTCCCACATAGTGTGTATGGTTGTATGAAGGCAGCGATGGAGCATGTGACCGCTGCTATCTGTGGTGACAATCGCATTACTTACACTATTTGTCGTGTACACGATATTTATGGGCCTGGATTTAGCCTTTCTTCCCCAGGCACCACACAAATAAATGAATGGATACGACGGGTTTCTAAGGGGGAATCATTAATCGTCACTAATGAGGGCCGCCAACTAAGGCAACCGACTTATGTGACTGATGCGGTTACGGGTATTGCTAATATAGGGCTACACCCTTTAGCTAAAAATAAAGTTTTGAACATAGGGCATAACCATGCTTATAGGATGATAGATGTCGTGAGGTTAATTGGTTTGCACTGTGGTGGGAAGGGTTACGAACTAGAGTATGCAGAAGGGTCTCCCCGTGAGATAATTGATACACGAGTAATGCACAGTCAAGTAGAGCAAGTTTTTAAACACCATTGTCGAACCACCTTTAATGTGGGTTTAGAGCAAACCTGGGATTGGATAAAAGAGTTTCATGGGAATACTAATAACTCCGTCAAGCAAAGGACGGCACAAAAAGCCAAAGTCTGATTATGTCCCTAAAGGGGGTAAATTAGATGAGTTAATCGAGGATAGCACTGCTCCATCCTTCTTTGTGCGTAGTTACGACCCCGCCAGTGCAAAGCCCACACAAATACAGCGCACCAAGGTAAATGGGAAAACGGTAATCGCTGCCACACACTGGAACGACTCTAAATCCCATGAACAAGAAGCAGCAGATATCTTTGCTGCAAAAAGAGAGCAAATAACCTCTCGTATGGATAAGGGGTTAGCCTTCCATGAGAGAGTTGAAGAAGGACGGTTGGAATTCGACCAGGGAGAGGCTAGTAGCTTCAAGGACACACGGTCTCACAAACAAGCTCCAAAGCCTAAAAAAGTGGAGCCTAATGATTGACCAAAAGTTAAAGGCAAAATTAGTACGTGACGCTGTTAAGGCAGGCGGGGGAATTATCCGCACAACAAAACCCATTGAAACTGTGTGGCTTTTAGATAAAGATCGCTTAGGAACTTCACGGGTACCGAGGGAGTCTGCTCAATATATGGTAGAGAGGGGATATGCTCACTGGCCTGCACCTAACGAGATTAATCTGGAGACAGGAGAGTTTTTAGATGGGCGATCCAGGGATGATTCAGCGAAGTTAAAGGCGGGGGAAGCCTTACTTGCTGCGGAGCAGCAAAAAGCAGAAAAAGAAGTTGAAACAGATAAAGTTGAAGAGAAAAAGCCAATTCCGTTTCCAGGTATAGACCCAGATTCACATGACAGTGGCCCCGTAAATCCTGGCGTACCAATGAAGCGTATAGAAGAAGTAGAAGCCAAACTGGAAGAACTTGGGATGCGTGTTGACAGCAAACTTGATTTAATAATGCAGGCGTTAAATTCACCGTCTGAGCGAGATTAATGGCAGTTACAAGAGAAGCTATACGTGGAGAGGTGCTGAAGCGGATTCGTGGCGGCATAACAGGTACAGCAACAGGTGGAACTACAACCACTTGTGTTGTGGCTAATGATGTGCGATTTGATGACGGAGGAGGATCTATTCTTGACTCTACGTTATATGAAGGCGATTACATAAGATTTACCAGTGGCGATGAGGATGGCACTATTGCCTTGATTTCTGATTTCACGCCAAATGGTGGGACTTTAACTTTAAAGCCCACACTGTCTAACGCTATTGCAAATACAAACACCTTTGAGATTCACAGGCGACTACACCCGAATGAGTTAGACGATTGTATTAGTCGTGCTTTAAGGGCTATGTACTACGTAGACTTCTATCCGTTGTCTTTAGTTAGTGACCCTGACATGGAAGCAAGTGGTGTGTCTGGTTGGACTAATAGTAATGCTACTCCAACCAAAGACACAGATGCAGCAGATAATGTGGATGCGCTGGGTGGCGCTCAATCACTACAGGTAGTTACCTCTTCTACAAACGGATATAGCTATGTAGCTACTGTTGATGTGCAGTCAGAGTCAGCTTATAGCCTTTGGGTGATGGCTAAAGCAGATGGAGCTTTTACGGCTAGTGTAATCGCTTACGACCAAACTAATAGCGCAGCTATTGATTCTAAGACGTGGGCACACAGGGACTGGGGCATTATTGAGTTCGGGTTTCAAACACCGAGTAATTGCGATCAAATAAGTATTAGATTGGGCGCCGAGGAAACTAGCGCTACGGTGCATTTTGATAACCTTATAGTTCAGCGCAATGCCAGGCACAGCTACGAGCTACCTTCTTGGCTAGCAAACCCTGAAGCAGACATTATTGATATTGTTCGCTATAACGGTACTACTCCATTTAATTTAACTAGTTCATCTGTGCAAGACGACTCTCAGCTTGTATATAGCCCAACTGCTGCCAACCCAGCATCGGTTGTGTTGGACACTGGGACTTCTGGTAAGCCTGTGTTTGTTAAAGCGGTTCGGCCTTTTCTCGCTGAAAACGGTGCCCTATCTACTGACGCTACAACTACAGATGCTAATTTTGAATGGGTGTGCGCTAGGGCAGTTATTAATGCCTTCAAATTATTAAAAGATCAAGCTCCTGGTAGTGAAACTAGGGAATGGGAAAACCTGTACGCACAAGCCACCCGTGAGGCTCGTCGTCAAAATAGACGTTGGGATCCAAGGGGTGCTAACGCTGGTGGCAAAAAGCCCGAGGTACGCTAATGCCCCCTCGCAAAGCAACCTGGGATGTTAAGATAAATGGTGTTGGATATCAATTAGCAAATGCTGGGCCTGTAACGCCCGATGGTGGTATAAGGCCTTCTTATGGGGAGCAATCTATTGAGTACCCTGCTGCTCGTCAGGCTAGCGGAACTCAAAGCTATGGAAACTGGCCAGCGCAAGTGGAAGCCGTCTGGCTGGTTACGGATGCGTCTGAGGGTTTCGGCCAGAAAGTATTTGATAGCGCCAATGGTCGCTATTATTACGGTTTTGCAGACACTCGCATCCCTGGACAAGTCACTCTTCCGCCCCAAGTAAACTCCACAGCAGTTACCGCTGAAGTTCGTATTTTCGATCACTTTGAGCGCACGATTAGTGGTACAGATACATTGTTTCTGTGTGCTGGCCGATACGTTAAATACCTTACAGATCCTACCAGTCCCGATGCTAACTCCAAGGATTTAGGAACTGGAGTCAATGCTACTAGTGCTGCGACTTTCCAGGGAGGGCACCACACACCGCTAACATTTGTAGCACAGCAAATGGCGACTGGTGTTCCGCAGCCGTACTACACCTACGACGGTAGCTCAAACACAGGGACTTGGGCGCTAGATTCCAGGGATAGTACTGTAGCGCCACGAGATTGTGTCTTTTCGGACAATGGCTCATTTACCGTTGATAATGCAGCTCCAATGACACTGACGTTAAGTAGCCTCAATGCCTCACAAGACAAGGTTTATGTGACAGGGACACAGCCATTTGAGGGCATCAAGGTGGATATGAACGCTGCTAACGCCGATACCACCACATTAACCGTAAAGTATTACAACGGTAGTGCCTACACAGCGGTGTCAAGCCTGAGTGACGGAACTTCGGCAAGCAGCACATCTTTTAATCAGGACGGCAGTATTACATGGACGCTACCTACTGACTGGGTTCCTGACACTATTACGGATAGTTCTGATTCAACAGTGTCAAGTAATGGGTACCACGTCGAACTAACCTGGAATAACAACTTTGACAGTGATGTAACTACCACGGATATAGATTTAATACAGCGTGACACTGCTTTGTTCTTTGAAGTCCATAACGAGAAACTATTTAGAATTAGTAAGGAGTCTGATGGGTTTAAGTTAAGCACCAGTGTTGATGGGGCGCTAACTGCGACCTGGCAAGCCGTAGCCACTGTCACAGACCTTAGCAACCCCGTGACAAACATGAAGTCTGCTGGGAATAGGCTTTACATTACCAGTGAAAAAGGGCTGCACGTTCTAGCAGGCAACGGAGCATCTATTTCTAACGAGGTATGGCCTCACCCACGAGACTTCAGGGATGCTAGCAATGGTATTGGTGGCTCTGCATGGAGAGGGCAGTTCTGGTCGCCATCAAGGTTTGGTCTATACGCCTTTAGTGACACCAATGGGTACATTGTTATTAACACTAAAGTAAACCCTGCTGCGTTATTAGAAAATGATAGTCCGATCGCAGGGAAAGTAACTTGTTTTGCTGGAGACGACTTCTTCGGGTACGCGATTGTTCGTAATGAGGAAGACTCAAAGTCCTATTTACTAAGTTATAACTTTGACAATGAATCCTGGCATACTTTAGTTGATTTAGGTGACATTACATCCAGGCAGATGTGGGTATCTGATGTGGGCCATGCTAGTAACCCATTGTTGTATTTTGCTGCTGGCGACGACATTAGGTATGTGGTACTACCAAGGCACTCACCTAACCCGTTACAGGATTCTAATTGTCGCTTTGATACAAGCTCTACTAACGTTGGCCAAATCTACTTGGGTCGATTTAATGCAGCTTTTGAATACGAAATTAAAGCGTTCCTTACAGGTAAGGTTATGGCTGACAACATGTCATCTACCGAAACACTTACTTATGAGTACCGTGTTGTAGATGGCGGAAGCTGGAATTCCCTTAGCTCCTTCCAGGTTAGCCCTGTTGGAACAGCTAACTTTGGCACGACAGTTGTTGCTAGGTGGATTGAGGTGCGAGCCACTTTAGCCTCTGGCTCTACGTCGACGACCCCTGTTCTTCGCAGTGTTTACACCTCGTTTAACATTAGGTTCCCCTTTAAAAGAACCTTTAACGTTGCAGTACAGTTACGGGAGTTAGGCTCAGAAAACCAGGGGCGTATAAATCAAGTTGGCAAAATAGCTACATTCAAAGATACTTTAAAGACAGCAATGTCCAGTTCGTCTCCAATCGAATTTATTCCGTTGGATAAAACTGAGTCATTAGAAGTAATTGCTGTGGATTACCGTGTGTTTTCCATCAATAATACGGCGAGTAAATCGCCAGAATATATAGGATACTGCGAATTTATAGAGCATCAGGCCACAGTGAGAGGTACTCATGCAAGATTGAGTGCTTACACACACGCTGCATTAGCGGCATATACGCATGAGGAGCTACAGACGCTTTAAGTAGGAGTTTATGAGTACATCAACAGAAGGAATAGCACTTACAAAACCAGCAACAACTGAGACTTATGATGTCTCTATTGTTAATGCAAACTCTGACCTTATAGCTAACTTATTGTTTGGTGGAGACAAGGGGTCAGATGCTAGTAGCGCAACAGCCCTTGTCATAGGTGACGGTAGTGTGTTTGACGTAACTGGGACAACAACTATTACTAGTATTGACGCTGCAAAGAACTATGCAGGTCGCGTAGTCCTGTTGCAATTTGATGGTGCGCTTACATTTACAAATAACACTACAACCTTAAAGCTACCTGGTAACGCAAATATAACTACCGCTGCTGGGGATCTAGCACTAATGGTTTCTGAAGGTAGTGATAACTGGCGTTGCGCTGTGTACACCAAGTATTCAGGCGCTGCTATAAAGATAGCGGATGAAAGCGTTGACTCGGATGCGTTTGTGGACGGTAGTATTGATGCAGCGCATATAGCTTCAAATGCAGTGACCACTGCGAAGATTAACGCAGATGCTGTAACGGGAGCTAAGATTGCCGATGATGCATTAGACAGCGAGCATTACACGGATGGCTCAATTGATACAGCCCATCTTGCAGCCGATGCGGTCACAGGAGCCAAGATAGCTGACGACGCTCTTGACTCTGAGCACTACACTGATGGATCAATTGATACCGCACATATAGCAGACAACCAGGTCACGCTTGCGAAATTATCTGATGGGACACAAGGCGGCATCCTCTATTACGCAAGCGGCGGTGCGCCAACAGAACTCTCCGCTGGAACTAGTGGTTATTTTCTTAAAACACAAGGTGGGTCAGCTAACCCTGTTTGGGCAGAAGTAACCTCTATTTCACAGGCGAACCAATCTGCTATTGAAGGCGAAACAAATGAAGATACTTATATCCCGCCTGATCTGATAAAACATAGTCCTGGCGTTGCCAAGTTTTACGTAAAGTTTAATTATAGTGGAACTGTGCAGGGAACAGCTTATAATACAACTAGTGTTGCTGATAATGGTACAGGTGATTTAACGGTGACAATTGCAGATGACTTTAGTAGTGCCAACTGGGTAGCAGGATACACCACTGAAACTGCGTACACCAGATCGACAAATATTGAAAATGGTGGGCAAGCCGCTGGTACACTCCGTATAAGAACAACGGACAACAATGGAACTGCCTCCGATGGAAACTACGCCCATGTATTCGGGCTTGGAGATCAATAATGGCTGATAAACGCATTGTCTACGCTGATCCATCCACTTCTAATGTGGTTGTAGTAACGCCAACAGCGGTTAGGTTAGAGGGTGAATCAGACGATGATTACGCCAATAGAGTTGCAGGTCTGGTCGTACCTAATGGAGTGGCTCATTCAGTAGTAAACTTTGACTCATTACCAACCGACAGAAACTTTCGCAATGACTGGGCTATATCAGGCGGATCTGTGAGTGTAGATATGGCTGCTGCAAGAACTACACATATGAACAACATCCGCACAGCCCGTAATAAGAAGCTAGAAGAACTAGATGTAACTTTTATGAGGGCTGTTGAGGCTGCTGATAGTGACGCGCAGGCTTCTACTGCAACAGAAAAGCAAGCCCTACGAGATATACCAGCGACGTTTGATCTTTCAGGCTTTGACAATGCTGCAGATCTTTACGCTGCATGGCCTGACGGGTTGCCGAGACCCGCAGAAGGCTAACACTTAGTGGTGCAGAGATGAATCGAAAGCACCGATCACATGCTTATAGTCCCGCTGGCAACTTACTTCCGCCAGAAGTGTTAATAAAAATCCTAGAAAATGATATGATTCATTTAGAGGAACGAGTTGGTCGTATTGAAAAGCTCGTTTGGGCGGGTAACTGTGGTGTTATTGCTGTACTAGTCTCTGTTGTATTGCAGATGCTGGGAATGGGCCTATGAAATGTTTCGCAGATTTATGTGTTGGTTACAATTACATGACTGGTTTTTAGTAGTAGACTCTGGCGGTCACGCTTTAATTTGTAATTGGTGCGGAAAGCATCATAGGAAGTATCGTAATTGGAAGGATGAATAGGAGTTAGTAAATGGCTAAAGGTATTGTAGTTGTTGATGCGGGACATGGAGGGAAAGACCCTGGGGCTTTAGGTCATGGGCTTAGGGAAGCGGATGTGAATTTGGGTGTTGCTTTGGAAATGCGTCGTAGGCTTATAGCTCGTGATTACACTGTTTTATTAACCCGTATGAAAGATGAGTTCATCCCCTTGGGTGAGCGTCAGGTTACGGGGCAAATGGCAGACTGCTTTGTTTCTATTCATTGCAATGCTTTCAATGGGGCAGCTCATGGGCAGGAGGTGTGGTACCAAAAGGGTGACCCTACAAGTAAGGACTTTGCTTCTATTCTTAATAGGTACATGGTTGGCCAGTTCCCAGCTATACGTGACAGGGGATTAAAGGAAGGAAGCCCAGAAAACTACACAGACTGGTATACATTTGATTCAGGTAAAGCTGACTGCTTAGTCGAGTTAGGGTTTATAGATAACGTAAAAGACGCCAAGTTTTTAGAAAGAAAATATTGGAATGATTGGGCCTTGGCTTTAACGAATGCAATAGACCAGTATGTTTCTGGGCAAGCTCCTACTGACACAACTCCATTACCAGCAGAAGATAAGTCGGTCAATATTCCGCAAGGGCAACCGCAAAACAGCTCTGAATACGACCGTATGATTAAGTATGAAGCAATGGTACAGCGTGTGTTAAATCACGTATTACCGCATCGTCATTTACTTCCTGCTGATGCTCAAAAATTACTACGTCGTGACGAAATAGAATTCGTTTATGATCGTGGGCATATTAACGAGGAAGAACGAGACCGCTTAATCACTGAAGAAGGTTTGTAGTGATGCGGGCCAATGGATTCGGCCCGTTTCAGGATGCGGACCTAAGTACGAAGTATTGCTTTTTGTGCGGAAAAGAAATTAAGAACCTCCCTCCCTTTCTCGTAGAAATGACCTCAGTATCTACCAATGACGACAATAATGCTTTTGTTGGTGCTACATACCACCCTGAGTGTTATATAGAGAAGAACTCAATCGGATTCCACTACGAGGAATCTGGACATATCGACGAAGCCTAAACCTTTTCTGCTCTTCGGCGGACTATCTGCACTTCCATCAAGTCTGTCGGCCCATACCTTCGATCTGTTGTGAATTCGAACTTGGAGTCGTCTACCCCTAATGCCTCCTGAAGTGCGTCCCCGAGACACTTAACAGCGTTGTCCACATCTGACCTTCTATATGTTGAGCGTTGCCAGGTGAGGAAGATGCGCAGGTATGATTCTCGTTTAGGCATTGGAACAGGAATAGCCCAGTCGCCGTTTTTCTTTATGGCCGATTCTACGATCTTTTTTACCTCGGCAATTTGAGCTTTGTACTCTTTCGTTCTAGCCAAGGCACAACGACTACCTTTGCGTATTAAGATCAGCCTTGCGTTACCCGACAGGGGCTTGCCAGGAATTGTGAACTCTAGCGTTTCGCTCATGAGTCTGGTTCCCTTCAACTGTGTAGCTAATAGTGACCATGATACCACCTCGGAGCACAGCTTTGGGATCAAGCTCCTTCATTAAAGTGGGAGTGAGGTCTATAACCCTTCCGTGCATCCGCCAGTCAGGGTGAGTGTCGCCCGCCCACATAGCATCAAGACACAGGCACTGAACCTCGTTACCGTTATTGGCCCTGACAGTAATCCATTTACCTAGTGGAGAATACCTCCCCTGCCTGTTTTCCCACATCACTCTATGCAATGCACAAGACCGTTGCCAGTCATGGCCTACTGGATAACGTATTTCACCCCAGCTTTCCCGTAGCCTGGCGGTCTCCTCCCAGGGGTAGTAGGCATTGCCTACATGAGTGGCTAGTCCGTATTTCTCGTGATACGTCAGGCCATCTGGAGCTGTCCACACGATCCAGCCTAGCACCATAGCCATTAACCAGCCCATAATTTAGTAGCCTCTCTCCCTTCGCAGACGTTCCATTGCTCGTTTAGAATAAGCACGTTGTCTCTCAGTAGTATGCTGCCCCACCCTTTTTAACCACCGCCTGTTTTCAGCCTCCTGCTTTTTATATATTTTAGTTATAGAAAGGCCCACTTGGGTTGAATTCATTTCCTTTTCCACAGCATCATGAACCAATCCTATTTCCTTGCGCTCCTTTAATGATAGAGACGTTGCTTCCTCAATTTGCTTATCAATTTCTTTAAACTCTTCTTGTGTAGGCAGTTTGTATTTGGGCAATTCATCCTCATTTTATTACCTCAGTACCATTTACTGGGGTGGGACTCTTCCTGCTCATAAATATAGCAATCATCGCACAGCATGTCGTCCTTGTAGAATCCTTGGTCTTCTACAGTGTTGTATTGTGATAGCTCTTCTCCGCAGCTATCACAATAGCTTTTTTTGTTTTTGTCGGGCATTGCTACGACCACTTTTTTCACCCTCCTTATTTTGCTGTGGAGCTTTCTGGCTTAATTCGTCAGCTCTGCTTGCTATGCGCCCAGATAGCTCTTTGTGGTACTTATGTTCTTTACCAAAGACATTTACTGAGTGATTGTAAATCTCATCTAATCGCTCTTGCGTCTCTGCCTTTCTCACCTGCCCAATAGCCTGCTTAAACCTGGATGTTGGGTCGTCCCCCACCGTTAATCCTGTATCATCAGGATGATCCTGTGAATACATAGAGCTTGCGCCAGTAGCAATTAAAATACCACCTACATAAGCTCGTTTTTGCGCCATTTTTTGAATTGTATTCTTAATATCAAACGGGTCGGCCCTACGATATTTACGCTCTTTACTGTTGCAAGACCCTGCGCTCTCAATATGGACTATCGACTCTTGTGTTCCCGCTCTACGGATATTGCAGTTGTATTCATAATCTATGTAGGGCGGGTCATGAGTAACAGTTTTATCAGCAACTGATAATTCCACATCTAAGTTAAATAGCCTGGCCAGTAGTTCGGCACCAGGCTTTAGTAGCGTGGGCTTATCTGATCCAGGCCATGCCTTACCTATGTGAGTTCCGTCCTCAAAGTGCTGAGAAGTGAACTCCCGCAGCCTACCAGTTAAGGACTGTGCCCCCTTCAAGTCTAATTCTTGTATCGGTCTTTCGATAATTGCTGCTTCTTCCATTATTAAATTTCCTCTCTAAGGCCCCTAGAAGCCCCATTCTGGGACGTTTCCCCTATATTTGATGTATGGCTACCCTCATTTGGATAAACCTCCTCAAACCAGCTTGTTACTTTCTCGGGCACCCACCATACAAGGCCGTACCCATCATGCTCTGCTGGTGGTAATGATTGCCCAAGCCGTCTGCGGTCATAAAACCACTGCCTTGATTTTCCACAACCCTCTGCAACCTGGGTTATAGACTTATAAACTTTTATATCACTAGCCATCTAATTCTCCTTTTTCATCACGGCTACCACTAAGCTCAAGAACCACGTCGATCCCCACTGCAAGTTTGCATAATTGGTCTCGTACGGTAATTAGTTGCTCGTCAGTAAAACCTACTGGCAGAGCCTCCTTGATATTGCTTTCATTGACAGGACGGCTGTCAAGAAAGACAAACGTTTTTCCTACATCTAAATCAGACACTTTGTCTCCTTCCTCTAGATTCGTAAGGTAGTGTACCAAACCCACAAAATGTGTCAAGCCCTACTTGTTATACAGCTTTGCCATTGCTTTCCAGTCCATGTCTGGGCTGAGTAGGTATGGGTGCAGGTGGTCGTCAGTGCTGGCCTTGAGGATTACTGCTCCTTGCTGCATCTCTGAGGTTGTCCCATCAGTTTTTAACTGGTATGGGATTAGGTCGGGATTTGCAGACATTCCGCAGTCTATAGCGTAGTAGTAGCCTGAGATGTCACGGCCCATAGAATTTAGGTGTTGGTGTGCGACGATGGTGTTGCACCTTTTTTTGGTTGCTAGTTGCCTGGCAAAACTAAGGGGGGTGGCTCTGCCCCTACGAGGATGGGAAACCCTCCACTTATCCTTACCGTGAACAACTTCGACCCACTCAAAATCGGTTAGTGTGAGTGAGCCTTTTTGCCACCACTGCTCCCACAGGTAATGGCCAATAGGTGAGGATTTCATTAGTCTGATTTCATGGTTCCCCTGCATATGGAACACTCGCTCGAAGGTGTTTTGTAACGCCTCCATAGCTTTACTGGATTCCAGCATTTCAATTTCAAAGCTATCTGTGTCATCCGCTGCTGTATTTGCATGCGTACTAAACGCATCGTTGTTGATAAGGTCACCTGCAAGCAGCACATCTTTGACCCCCCAGGACAAAGCAAGATCAATGCATTTATTCATTAGTTCATGGTCTTGGGAAGGAATATGGCAGTCACTAAGAATCAACAACCCATCAGTTTTAATACGAGCACCAATCGTTCTGGGTGTTCGGGGAGATGGGGCTATCCTGGAAGCAGAGACCCTTCTGGCTTTAGGGGTGTCCTTTGCTATCGCAGCCAGCGTTGCTTGTCCCTCAGCAGCTCTTGCAGCAGAAGCCTCACGCCTCTTGTTGCGCCATTGATTGATACGCCTTGGCACATCAGTCTCTGCTAAGAGGCCTTGTCTTTTTAATTCCCCCCACTTGACCTGAAATTTAACAAACGTATCTGTGGCTTCGTCGGCTGCTAAACGTGTTTCAGCCTCGTTCCAATGTTGATATATGCGTGGCACAGCACTTCCTCGCTGAAGCCTCCCTCAAAAGATCATTAAGATCATACCCTACTAGAGCAAATCTAAGCCAGTTTTTTATATTGGTGATCTGTCGATTTGCTTTGTAAAGATGTCTCGCTATTTAGCTAATTGTGCTCTAATAGCTTTATCCGCTGCTACAAGTAGAGCGGTAACTGCAACCTGGGTACTTGTACCGACTAGCTCGGTTAGTTCTGGGCCACCAAAAATTTTAATTAACTCTGGTGACAGAACACCGACCACACCTGCAACTAATACCCGTATGAACCGCTTACTAGCGGATTTACTGCCAGTTCCCAAATAAATTCTCCTCATTGGAAATGGTGCTCTGACACCTTACTCGCTTGCGTTATGTTTCTGTCAACCCTATATTAGTTGTCCAGAGGAAGGAGATTAACTTGGGAACATGGATTCGATTTGACACCACTCTGACAAGGCATCCGAAGGTGATTCGTTTGGCAACCCAACTGGGTGTTCCAAGGCATCAGGCAATAGGGATTCTCTGTGAGTTATGGAGCTTTGCAGTTAACTACGCTGAAGATGGTGACCTAAGTCAGTTTAGTGACGCTGAGATTAGTTATGCGTTGGAGCAAAATGGAAACACTGTAAAAGCGTTAGTTGCTGCTGGGTTCATAGAGGAGAATGATAATGGGGGTAGACATCTGCACGACTGGCATGAATACCAAGGGGCTTTAATCCATCAGAGACTTCGCAATAAAGAGAAACAAAAGCGGTATAGAGAGCGTAACCGTAACGTACCCGTTACGTTACGGGTACATGACGGGGCTACAAGACAAGACGAGACGGAACGAGACGAAACTATAGAAAAAGAAAACGTGGCCACTGTGAAAAAGGCAACACGTATTACAGACAAGTTTGTGCAAAAAATGATTGATAGGTATAGGTCGCAAAAGCCTCAAGCTGTACAAGACGCTATTGCAGATGCTCGTGGGCATAGTAGTTATAAAAAGTGGTCTGATAAGCAGAGATATGTACAAAACTGGCTTCAAAGAAGGTGGCCTGAAGCTACAACTGACCTTAGTAATTGGGGAGATAGAGAATTATGAATGACCATGTAATAAATGAGGCGGAGAAGTCTTTATTGGGGGCACTCTTACTGAGGCCCGAAGAAATCCTGGAGGTAGCAGATAAATTACAGCCAGAGCAATTTAGCTCGGCCCAGCACAAAGCTATTTACTCTGCCATGTGCAGCCTTGATGTTGACGGGGAGGGAGTAGATCCGATTTCTATTGCAACTAAATTGGCAGGAAAGCAGGAGCTAGATGTAGCTGGTGGGGAGTCGTATGTGTCTGGGTTATTAAGTGACGCTCCAATGATGATAGACACAAAGCAATACATCAAAATTATTACGCAGGCTGCTGGGTTGAGGCACATTTTAAATGTAACAAGAAGGGCTACGGCTTCAGTAGAGCAGGGGGGTGAACCTGCTGACATAGCTGCAACGTTAGTTTCTGAGGTTTCAAAAGGAGCATTGGCAGAGCAAGATGAAGTGTGGCTTAAAGATGTGCTTTTAGAAATGTCTGACACAGGACATAAACCAATGGAGGGGACGCTAACCACAGGGATAACTCGGTTTGATAGCGAGTTGGGCGGTTGGCACCCTGGGGAGCTGATTCTTATTGCTGCCAGGACAAGTGTGGGCAAGACGGCCCTGGCTTTACAGCTAGCAAATCATATAGCTGGGTGTGACAAAGCACTACTTTTTGTGACACTAGAAATGAGTAACCGACAGTTAGCGGAGAGGTTATTGGCTTCTGAAACAGAGGTCTCTACTGCCTATTTTAGGAACCCTAACGAACCCGACATGGATTTATCTAGGGTGGGGCCTGGTTACGCAAAGCTATACGAGTACCCGTTCATACTGACAGGAACAAGAGAAATAAACAGGCTTGCTGCCCAGGCAAAAAGATTAAAGGCACAGCATGATATTGCTGCGATTTTTGTAGACTATGTTCAGCTCATGCGCTCCACGGAAAAGACAAATAGAAGACACGAGGAAGTGGGCCTTATTTCAAATGGGCTAAAAGCAATAGCGAACAACTTAGAGATCCCAGTTATAGCCTGTACACAGGCAAACAGGGATGCAGCTAACGAACCGCTACAGCTTCACCACCTCCGAGAGTCAGGCTCCCTTGAAATGGATGCGGATATTGTGCTTCTGCTACACGAGGATGGAAATGACCATGTCAAAGTTAAGGTTGCTAAAAACCGCAACGGACGGGCAGGGTCAGTCGTTACATTCCGTTTCAACAAGGCTTATGGAATTTTTACTCATGTTCCAACGGCTGACTTCTAACCGTATGTCTGAGAAGTCGACATCATCGAACTCATCGAACTCTACATCTGTCAGTCAACTGGATACTAGGGTATACCCCTGAGACCCGTCTTAAGTGTCTTAAGTGTCTTAATCACTGTCGTTTTACCCTGTAATAAGACGGGTAAGACGGGTAAGACGGGTATTCGGCATGGTACCCCTGGCAGAGACAGAGTAAGTCCCACTACCTGTGGTGGGGGACAGAATATCAGTCGTTAACAGCTAACAGATTCTCATCAATTATGGCTTATTACAAAATATTCAGTTTATAGATAGTGGGACTCAATACGTAGTATGCCAGCTTTTGAAGGGAAATACAACTAAGCCTTGTTCTGATCCAGAGCTTCAGACAGCCTGGTAGACACACTCTTATATTCAGTAGCGTGAATCCGCTTCAACTCTTTTGATAAAGCTATACAGATATGCTTCAAGTTTCTAACCTCAAGCTCTAGCTTGTAGATCCGTTGCTCATGGGACTCGGGTGCCTCTAATAGCTCTATCTCAGCCTCTAACCTAGCCTGTTGCTCGGACTCTAGTAATCGATTGTCCCAAATAGGCAAGTCTTCCTGGAAGGGTAGGTCTTGGTCGTGTCCGTTTGGCATATTAAAATGGTTGATCGTCAAATGGCAGCTCATCGTCTCTTCTTTTTTGTGGCTGGGATCTGGTGCGGGATCGCTCAGGCCCACCATGCCATTTTGTGCGATCAGATACTACATTGATATCAGTAGCTTCTGTCCCATCATTTTTGACCCAAGAATTAAGGAATGCCTCTCCAGAAACGGTTATCTCGGCTCCTTTTTTTAGGTGGTTATAAATCGCTACACCTGGCTTTCCATAGACAGCCACTTGAAACCAGGTGGTTTCATCTTTTCTGTTTACCCCCACAGAAAAACGGCACAACTTTGCACCACTACTAGTGTCGTAAAGTTTTGGATCGGTGCCCATGTTGCCTGATATTGTGATTGTCGCTAAACCGTCAGCCATTATCTTACCTGTCCTTCTGTATGTATGGCTTCCAAGGGAGAGGGGGTGTGGGAGACTCCCCTCTCCGCAGGAATAATGAAAGATAGAAATGGGTGAATTACCAGGAAGGCGGTGCATTCACTCTCGCTTTCTATAATATGATGTTATCAGAAAAGTGCCTTAGAAACAAGCTAGCAGATAAATGCACAGTGTCCAGCAGCCAATAAGGCAACGTACAGTGCTCCTCCATAGACCAAGAGAACACCGATAGCTACTGCCACCTTGACCAGCAGTTTTTTTAATAGAAAATCAACGTCCAGAGTCTTCTCCTTTATGTGTCAACAACTCCAGTAGCCATTCATAATGATTCAACGCATCATGCACGGTCTCGGTCAGGTCGTCTATCTGCTTTTGCAGCGATCTATTTGCCTCAATTACGGTGTCTAGTTTTCGGCTAGCCTCCGAGGTTAAAAGTTTCCCTTTATACCGCTCATGAGAGGATCTTTTCTGCTCTGCAACGAGCAGGTCGGTCTCTCTTTGTGCCAGCCAGCTAGGTTTGCCTCGTTTCATAGTAATAACCACTCCAAAAATCTAATAAGTACGGCTACAAATATCGCCAGTAAAATCGTATGGGTAACCCAAGTAAAGTCCTGTTTAAACATTCCTATCTAACTCCCTTTCTTAGGGCATTCCTACAGTAGCATCTTCGTGTAGTGCTAATAACATAACCAAACTGAAAACCCATCGAACAATTGGCTCGAATGCAATAGCTGAAAGTATGCACACTGTGATGCCGAACAAACCATATGCAAACCAGTAAAGTGTTCTCCAAATCTTGATAATTACGTATTCCGAGGTGCTAACAACCTCCACAGCTCTAAGAGGCGTTTCCGCCTTCAAAGTACCTATGTGGTGAATCTTGAGCCTTCTCTTATTGCTGATTAGTTTTGGCATTATTTAGCCTTTCTCTAAGTTCTTGCCATGCCTTTGCTGCCACTGCTGGTACGACTGCGTTTCCAAGGGCTGCAATCCTGTCCACCCTATGGGGAATCCCATTAGCCATTCGACAAATTGCGGGTTCAAGGCTCGCTTCGATGCGTAAAACTTTTGCCCAAGCATCGGCGTCCTTGGGGCTTGGCGGCCAAGTAGGCAGTTCGTCGGCTCCTTTAGTGACGGATTGAACCCGTCCTTGTGATCTCGGCTTGTCGGTGTTGCCCATAGCTTTGTCGGGACTGGTGTGGGCATATATGAAAAGTCGCTCCCGCTTATGTGGCGAGCCAACCTCCTGCGCCGAATAGATTCCTGCCTCAACCGTGTAGCCCATTGCGCAAAGGTCTCGCCATACTGATTCAAATCCGATCCGAAGATGGTTGGCCACGTTTTCGAAGAAGCAGAATCTGGGTTGTACTTCTCCGATGATTCGCCGAATATCAGGCCAGAGGTGTCTGGGGTCATCTTCCCCTTTCCGACTGCCTGCGCTGGAAAATGGCTGGCACGGGTATCCACCAGTGATGCAATCCACGACGCCACGCCACGGCTTGCCATTGAAGGTTTTAACATCGCTCCATATTGGAGCATCGTCGAGATAACCTTCTTGAATACGGGCGAGCGTCGCAGCGACGGGGAAGGCCTCTCTCTCCACGTAACAGCATGTGCGAGCGTTTGGCTCAGCGAGTCGCAACCCGAGTTCGATGCCTCCGATCCCACTACATAGAGCCAAGACATTCATTTTGCCTTCGATCGGAAACTGTCCAGCCATACCTCACGGTCGTATGGTGTATGGATTGTTCCTAGGTAATTCTCCCAATCATTCCCAGTGCAATTATCTGGGCATGACATAGAGCAATCATGCTCTATGTCCTTTCCCAATAGCACTCTGTCTACTATCCAATTAGGAGCCAGATCCCCCCATTTATCCACACAATCCTTGGCCTGCTCAAAGGTGAGTGCCTCTAAATTGGTAGGAGGTAAATACACTGCTGCGTTTGTTCTCTCCTTCTTTCTCATCAATTCTAAAATGCGTTTTGTTAGTTGCTTTGCGTTTTTAATGTCGCCGTCCATTAGTGAAATCTCCTATCTGTTGTAAGACTTTTAAAATTTACGTTTAGAATGCTTGCTAATTCTCTTAATTTTTTCTCCTCGCCTTGTGTTCGTGTTTTCGATAATCCTAGCTCTATGAGCACGTCTAACGATATCGTTGGATACTTCAATAGCATCTCATGTACTGCGCTAGCTTTATTAGCCATTGTTACTCCCTTCAATGTG